CTGCTTCATGGCGAGGACGGCGGATCTCTGCTAACTGCTGGCGGAATCGTTCGAACATTTCAGGCTCCTATTTGTGTTGTTGGGCTGCTGATGGTTCCCATATTCTCATGACTACAGGGCCGAGTCAACAAAAATCAACAACCAATCGCGTTGTATTTTCGTGTTGCACGATTTTAGAAAATGAACTACACTTGGTTTACGTGCAAAGGAAAGGAAGTCCATGAAAACTAAAGATGAAGTCGTAATCGAGCTACGAGTGCTGATCGCTCGTAAGTATCGAACGCAGGGAGAGGCGGCTAGAGCCTGGGGAGTATCAGCAGCTTTTGTATCGGCTGTGATGTGTGGTGAGAAATTGCCAACAGAAGTGATGCTACGCGATGCTGGCTACAAAAAAGTTCAGCCAGAAGCCTATTATGTACGTATCAAAAAGGAGAAATAACATGCTTACATTTGACGGAATCAAACGTGCAAACAACAACGAGCGCGCAGTATTGACCGAGGAACAGTCGCGTAAAGCTGTTCTCCTGGCGCTCTACGAGAAAATGGACGAGAGGGGCCGTAAGACTGCTATTGCGATGATGGCAGCAATGGCAAAGATGGCGGAGGTAAGGTAATGAGCGTCCAAACAGTAGAGTTTGTAGAGTACAAAGAGCGAACTGTGAAGTTCAGACGTGATGATGTTTTTGCGGTAAATCCAAAGAAAAAGATGCTTTGGTTGCAAAGGCTTTGCATATGGCTGCTGACAAAATTGGAGTGCCAGTGGTGGGATGATAAGACTGAATTCACTCGGCATACAATTGATTCTTCCTCATTTGCTCATAACTTATACAAGCAAAAGAGCGCCCTATTCGGATATTTCCGTGAAGAAGGCCAAACTTTACTTATTGGTTCCGAGGATTACGCGAAGCTTATGAGTACTCCTGAATTTCACAGTGCGATAAGTTTCCAAACTGAATTTAAACGAGGGATTCGCGACAGCAATAATGAGCCGGTTATTCAAGTTTATGGTTTGACCGTGAAGGTAATCCCATGGATGCGCGGAATGGTGGTGATGCCATGACCTTCCCCAAACGCGTATTCTTCCTTCGTGAAGAGCGTAACCGCGATACCTTGCTAGGACTTATCAAGAATTTACCGTTATGCGGCGATAAGCCTATGCAAGTGACAGTAGAGCCATATCGGCCAGTCCGTAAGAAGTCGCAGAATGATTTAATGTGGAGTGGCCCGCTAAAGGATATCGCCGAGCAAGCGTGGCTAGAAGGCCGTCAGTTTAGCGCCGAGGTATGGCATGAGTTCATGAAGCGCAATCTTCTGCCGGATGAATTCGATCCTGAACTATGCAAGGATGGTTATCAGAAATTTGATTTCGATCCAGCTGGTGAGCGCATTCTTGTTGGGAGTACGACACAGCTTACAGTTAAAGGTATGGCCCAATATTTAGAGGCGCTGATGGCCTTCGGGGCCAATCTTGGGGTGATTTACCATACACGCGAGGAACGATGAATGACATGGCTATTCAGCAAAGCACTAATGGAGGATTACGAGAACTCGCGCTGTTCGCTGGCGCAGGAGGGGGAATCCTCGGAGGCCACTTGCTCGGATGGCGAACCGTGTGCGCAGTTGAACGTGATGCCTACGCCGCACAAGTTTTGGCGCAACGACAAAACGATGGAATTCTCCGACCTTTCCCGATTTGGTCTGACGTTACGACTTTTGACGGAAAGCCATGGCGAGGCCGTGTTGACGTGGTTTCTGGAGGCTTCCCCTGCCAGGACATTAGTGCAGCAGGAAAAGGTGCAGGAATTGGCGGCGAACGATCAGGATTATGGGGCCACATGGAACGGATCATTCGCGAAGTGGAACCAAGATTCGTCTTCGTGGAAAACTCGCCAATGCTCACTTCTCGGGGGCTTGGAAGAGTTCTCGCAGACCTGGCCCAATTGGGGTTCAATGCAAAATGGGGAGTGCTGGGAGCAAACGCCACCGGCATGGATCACAAACGCGAAAGAATCTGGATTATGGCCTACTCCAACGGCAACAGATGGAAAGGGAAGCCCATTGCCGGAAACGGTGAAGAAAAGGGCTTCGAAATCGTCCCGAGGGGTGCGACTTCCGGAGGAAATGACGAAGAGGGGATTGCTGCCTGGCGGCGTCAGCAACCCGGAATTCAGCGAATGGCTGATGGGATGGCCTTTGGAGTGGAGCGACATAAAGCCATTGGGAATGGACAAGTTCCACGCGTTTGTGCGACAGCATGGAGAATTCTTAGCCAATGAGAACTAGCGAACTCCGACGAACAGCATTCAAGAGAACTATGCCGATTGAAAAGAAGCCGCCACCAGGGCCGCGTAAGCGTAAATGCAGGATCTGCAAGGAGCATTTTATCCCTCGTAGCACGACGCATATTGCCTGCAAGCCGGAATGCGCTCACGAAGCCGCTAAACGCAAGCGAGAGGCGCTGGCAAGGAGAGATGACCGTCTACGTAAGCAGAAGCTTAAAACGCGCTCTATGTGGCTTAGGGAAGCCCAACAAGTCTTTAATAGTTTCATCAGGTACCGTGACATGTTAGCCGGTCATCCATGCATCTCTAGCGGTCGGCCTTTGGACTGGAGCGGAAACCAGACCGATGCGGGGCATTTTCGGAGTGTTGGAAGCGCGCCACATTTGCGATTCAATGAGGATAATGTTCATGCGCAGAGCAAGCACGATAACCAGTTCCTTTCCGGGAACGCAGTTGAATACCGTATTGGCCTAATCGCCAGGATCGGATTAGATCGAGTCGAAGCTCTGGAATCAGACAATGCGGCTCGGAAGTGGACGATTGAAGAACTGATGCAGATCCGTGACGAATACAGACTAAAACTGAAGAAACTGAAGGAGGGAAAATGAATGAAGTGTCCCGACTGTAGCGCCAGACTGAGTTGCACCGACTCTCGCACCAAAGAAGACATTGTCTCCAGGCGGTATGTCTGCAAGGCTTGCGACAAGCCGCATTACACTGTGGAAGTATTCCGAGACAAAGTGCTATCTGGCCCGAACGGGGGATCGGATAAGTTCAAGATGAAGTCTCAGCTTGGCAAGGCTGCTCTCGATGATCTTAAACGCAGGATCATCGCAGAAATCGAGAAGATGGAAGATCTTTAGCATATCCGTTGAACTGTTGCAATCGTTGCCGAGCATCAAATTGCAACAGTTCAATTATGAAAGCTGCAAAGGTTCTTGCTTGAAACAACTTGCAGTGAGATAATTGATTGTCGGCGCGCAATGCGTTGACGTCCTGAGCACCATCTGAATCCTGGCCGAGGAAGATGGATTACTGCAACAACAGGGCGCATCAGAGAAGGGTGGTAAGTCTGAAAAACTTCCTCCCCGACTGTTGCGGGGTCCGGCCAGGACCCTTCCCTAATGCGCCGGAAGAAAGGTAATAAAAATGCCCCAGCGTTTCATAGTTGCAGGCCCGATTGATGGCCTGTATCACGTCCTCTACAAAGTCCCTGGAACACTCGTTTATAGCTCTGTTGGCTGCTGTTCGCATGAAGAACTGGCGCTGGAAGAAGCTCGCATTCTGAACGACAAGCAAGTCGAGCACGATAACGCTATCGGAGAAAAGTTCTAATGGCGAACCAATGGCTCCGTCTGTGGCATGAAATGCCTAACGATCCTAAGTGGCGCACCATCGCAAGGAATTCGGGTCAGTCTATTGGGAATGTTACTGGCGTTTATCTTCACCTGCTTGTGAGCGCATCGAACGCAACCGAACGCGGGCGAACGCAACCGAACAAAGCAGAAGACATTGCGACTGCACTTGATATAAGTACCCAAGAAGTTGAGTCAATTCTTGCAGCAATGCAAGGAAGAGTGTTGGACGGTGATCTGATTTTAGGCTGGGAAAAACGCCAACCTGAACGAGAAGATGGTTCAGCAGATCGCGCTAAGTACTGGAGAGAAAAGAAGAAATTAGAAGAACGGATCGCGGAACTTGAATCGCTGATAAATGAGCGAACGCAACCGAACGCAACCGAACGCAAACAACCGCTAGATAAAGATAAAGAAGAGAAGAGAGTAGTAGATAAATCCACTCGTCTTCCTGCCGATTGGCATCCCTCTGAAGAGGATACGAAATACTGCAAGGAAAATCGCCCTGACCTTAGACCTTCGGAAGTTGCAGAACGGTTTTATGATTACTGGATTGCTCAACCTGGGGTTAAAGGCAGGAAGGCAGATTGGCAAGCTACATGGAGAACGTGGGTTCGTAATGAAAAACCGGGCACTCTCTCAATAAATTCCGAAAAGATACCTAGACGTGAGGTTGTCCTATGATCGCACCAGGCGCAGAAGAGATTTTTAAGGCTCGCATGAAAGGGTTCAAACCTGCGGATACGGTGATTGTCAGCCTTGTTGGCAAGCTAGGTTTTGAAAACCCCCAGTGCCATCCCGCGCCGGGCCAAGATTACGACTGGCGGTGGTGCAAGGCTCTCGATGTAGTAGTGTTCATGGATTCCAATTCTGATTGGGCTGCATTGCTGCCGAAGATCAAGATTTGCGAGCCTAGCGGGCTATACATTTGGGCGCATGACATGAAGCGCGGAGCCGAAGTGATGGTAAAGCCGGTACAAGCAATCAGCGGAAGCCGGAACACAATGCTGCTTGATGATGGCTCGATCCTGAAAGACGGTTGGCGTTGGGTTATCGATTTCTGTAACTGGCACGAAGAAGACGAAAAGGCATTTACGCAATGAACATCATTCACGATAGTATCGATTTCAGCGGTTACATGGAAGAAACGGAGAGCCACGCAGTTTATCCGGCTTCGCATTGGTTACAGGAAACGATTGAGGCATTTCATTCTGATGCGCCGGAACTAAAAGCGCCAACAATGCTTTGGACTAAGACGCATGGTCGAGTTCATTTCCGCCCTGCTGAGGTTTCTCTTTGGGCTGGGGTGAATGGACACGGCAAGAGTATGTTTCTCTCCCAGGTATCTCTAGACCTCTGCCAGCAAGGGCAGCGAGTTATGGTGGCTTCATTCGAAATGAAACCTGTTCGTCAGATGCAACGCATGGGCCGACAAGCTTACGGTGATAGTAAACCGAGTGTTGAATTCCTGAATCGCATGGCAAGCTGGTCAAACGAACGTCTTTGGGTATATGACCATGTCGGCGCGGTCGAATGGCGTAAGGTGATCGCTGTTATGCGCTATGCAAAGAAGAATTTTGGCATTGAACACTTCGTGATTGATAGCCTGATGAAATGTGTGAAAGGCGAGGACGATTACAACGCTCAAAAAGATTTCGTAAACGAACTTTGCGCCTTCGCGCATACGCACAATATCCACGTTCATCTGGTGCATCACGTTCGCAAGGGTGAGAATGAACATAAAGCACCCGGTAAATTCGACGTAAAGGGCGCAGGAGCGATTACTGATCAAGTGGACAACGTCTTTATCGTCTGGCGAGATAAAAAGGCTGAGGATGACGTTTCAGCGATCCATAACGCTCAGCTTGTATGTGAGAAACAACGCAACGGAGAATTTGAAGGCAAGTTTGGGTTCTGGTTTGAGCCGTCTTCGCAACAGTATCTCGACAATCGTTCTGCGATCCCAATGCGTTATTCGCTGAAGTGAGAATGCTATGTCCTACTCAATCCCCGGTCGAATAGGAAGAGAAGAAGCAGCACAAGCCTGTCTCCAAGTATTGCGATATGCAGACAAAGACAGGCTAGCAATAGATGATGTAAGGCAATTGGAGATTTACTCTCTGATTGCAGGGGAGAAGCGAGACATGCGCCCATTATCAGATGGGGCATTGTTGAAGATAATGCAGATTTACAACAACTATCATGGAGTGTGAAATGACGGAGAAAACTATCTTTTATGCGATTCTCCCCGATGGGAGGCAAATTGAATTTCTTCCAATTGAAATTGGAACAGAAGTTTTAGATAGCGAAATGAAATATAAAGTAACCGCTCCATTTATTATTAGAGAATTCAAAGGACAAGAAAAATGACAAAAGAATACACCGAAGCATTCGCCCGAAACGAAATAATGCGCTTACTCAAGAATGAGCCTAGCGGATTCACAGACATGATGATGAGCCGCAAGCTAAAGATTGGACTGCCAGCATTGCGCCTGGTGCTGGAGAACATGGATAAGGACAAGATTATCCGTAAAGAGCCATTGGGTAAGTGCAGGAGATATTACTTGCCTACCGAACGAGAACTTGCTGCTGAACAGGCTGCAAAGCCAGTATTCAAGATACTCAAGCCACGCCTGGAGCATCGGGCTGTGATGGATAAGGTGCGATCTGAGCGAAATCAATACGCGAGCATTGGATAAGCCATGGACGGAATCGAGATTACTTTAATTCTCATTGGACTAGGCGTAATATTGGCAGGAATGATCATTCGTGATCTGCTGATGTTCTCCAAAGAATACGATCGCCTTTTCAATGAGGGAAAGGATCAGGAATAATGAAATATGCCCATGACGAAGCCAAGCGCCAGATAGACGCTCACACTGAGCGCCAGGAGAATCGCATGGGCGGTGAAAAATTCCAGATCACAAAGAGAACGTATATCCCAAGCAACGATCCTAAGAAACCTTCGATATTGGAAAGAGTAGATATCGGTAAATGGGAGCGGTTTTAAGGTATAATCAAGCTATGCTCGCACCGAGGCTGCTAGTGCCAATGGTCGCTCGGAGGTAGAAACGCCTGATCAGTGTAACGATACCGAGAAACTATGGCCTCCTGGCGTGGGGTGCCGCCTGACTCTCGTAAGGAGTCAAATGACTAGGCTAGGATCGCTTCCGAAAAGACGTGCCCACGTCCTGCCTTAGTCCTCTTATGGGCGATACATGATAGGGCATCATGAAAAAGAATTTACTCGAAAATCTCTCATACGATCCTTTGTCTGGGAACTTACATTGGATAATCTCTCCGCGAGCTGGCATAACTTCTGGGAGTGTTGCTGGAAGTATCGGCAGCCATGGTTATGTCACTATTAAATTCAAAGGTAAGACTTATAGGGCTCATCAGTTAATATGGGAGCTGCACTATGGTTGTTGCGCTACCGGTGAGATTGATCATAAAAATAGAATTAAGCATGACAATCGAATAGACAATCTGAGGATTGCATCGGATAGACAGAATAAAGCTAACAGAAAAGTTAGAAGTGATAGCATGAGTGGGAAAAAGGGAGTAAGGAAGTCGCGCACTCATGGCAAATGGATAGCAAGAATAAGAGTTGATGGGCTTGATCGCCATATCGGGACTTTTGATACTCCCGAAAAAGCGGCATCGGCATACATGGCGGAACTGAAAAAATTGCATGGTGAGTTTGCATTCGGATAGCCAAGTAATGTATGATTTGGCTATAGATTGAGAGCAGCATCTGCTACAAGATGCCAAGACAGTGTAAAGCTGTCACCGATTTCCTTTGTTTCACCCCTAGCATCACCCTCCAATTTGCCCGCTGTGGACATACGCGCCACTAGCGGGATTTTTTTATCCAATATCTGCTATATTTGAAAGCAGTTTCAATTACTGTGAGGATGAAATGGCTACATTGACCACTAAGAAACGGAACTCGCTGCCAAAGAGTGATTTCGCTATGCCTGGCGAAAGAAAATATGTGATTAATGATCGTGCTCACGCTGCCAATGCCAAAGCGCGAGTTACACAAGCTGTGAATGCTGGTCGAATCAGTGAATCGACAGCTGATAAGATCCGGGCCAAGGCGAACAAAGTCCTGAAGAAAGGCAAATGATAATGCTGATTAAATCACCGAGTAAAAAGGCATTGTCTCGTAATATTGAAACTGAGATAAAGAGCGGTAAACGTCCCGATGTTGCGGCGGGAATTGCTTACAGAGTCCAACGCGAAGCAAAAAAACAACAAGTCAAGAAAAAGAAGTAGAATTGCCCATCTGCCCAATTTCGGGCAAGTGACACGTTGTGAAACGCTCACGAGGCAAATATGACTGAATACGTAACAAATACCAAGAGCGATATATTCGCGGATATTTCTCTTGGCCTGATGGGCGGCACAGCGCCAGGCGCTATTATCCGCCGCGTTACAAGGCTAGGCCAATGCACTATTGCTGGATCAGGCGTGGCTGCAAACGATCTTTGGACGAATGGTGGTATCTACCCATGGATGACCGCTGCAACAAGTCTAGAGGCTGTCTCCGTGGGTGTCAGCGCTGCTAATGATGCAGCAGCAGGAACAGGTGCACGGACTATCACGGTAAGCGGCCTAGACATTGCTGGCGCTGAAATCTCTGAAGTCGTCACAATGAATGGCGTTACCGCTGTTGCATTGGCGACACAGTTCTATCGTATTAACTCTGTAGGTCTGACCACTGTTGGATCAGGGCTGCGAAATGCTGGTGAGATTCGCATCAGGGATGCAGGAGCCGGCACTACTCGCGCAGTCGTTCCAGTCGCAGCAGTAGCTGACCTAACTCCAGGCGTTGATAAAGGGAGTCAATATACTGTACCTGCCGGCCACGCTCTCCTAATTTACGATATCGACATTCAGATTAACTCATCTGCCGGTGGTGGTACTCGTGGCGCAGATATGCTGTTCTATTTCCGTGGCCCGAATGCTACTTCGCCAGTTCGAATGCCGCGAGCAATGTCCTGCACTGACGTATCAGCAAAGAGTCTAGATCCGAAAACACGCATATTAGTTCCTGCATTGAATGACTTTCAATTGCGATGCAGTTATACTAGCAATGCAGGTATGATTATCAGCGGTTCATGGGAGGGATTACTCTTCCGCCGCATTCCTTAATAACATGTGAGGCTGGACAATCCTGTGAAGGAATCCAGATTTAAACATGACAGCAGGTCGTCCAAGTAAATTCAAACCTGAATACATCGAACAGGCCAATAAGCTATGTAAGCTCGGTGCTACTGATTCCGAATTGGCTGATTTCTTCGGTGTTGACATAAGAACAATTCATCGATGGAAGAACGAAAGTGACAAATTTTGTCACTCCTTAAGGATTGGAAAGATGGAGGCTGATGCGCGAGTGGAGCGTAGTTTGTTCTCTCGCGCTCTTGGCTATGAGCATCCTGAAGTCGATATCCGGGTTGTGGATAAAGAGATTATCCAGACCCCAATCATCAAATACTATCCTCCTGATACTACTGCCGCTATCTTCTGGCTGAAGAACCGCAAGCCTACTGAATGGCGCGATAAGCAGGATGTTGAGCATACTGGCCCTAATGGTGGCCCGGTAGAAATGAACTGGAAGATCAACTTCGTAAAGCCAAAAGATGGAAATTGACTTCCCCGCGAAGCTTGAATTCCTTCTGACGAAGAAGATCCGCTATAAAGGCGCGAGAGGTGGTCGAGGTAGCGCTAAGTCTTGGAGCTTCGCCCAGGCACTGCTAATCCTCGGCTCATCTAAAAAACTCCGAATTCTCTGCACTCGTGAAGTACAGAAATCCATCAAGCAATCCGTCCATAAGCTGCTCAAAGACCAGATTGAGCGCCTTCACCTTACATCGTTCTATCAAGTGCTGGAAGGTGAGATTCGGGGCCGCAATGGCACTGAGTTCTCTTTCTCTGGTCTATCAGACCAAACAGTTGATTCCATCAAGTCATTTGAGGGATGCGATATTGTATGGGTGGAAGAAGCGCAATCCGTTAGTAAGCGCTCATGGAAGACGCTTATCCCAACCATTCGTAAGGATGGCTCTGAGATATGGGTGAGCTTCAATCCAGAGCTTGAGACAGACGAAACTTATGATCGCTTCGTAACGAATGCTCCTGAGGACTGCATGATTGTCGAAATGAACTATACCGACAATAAATGGTTCCCTGAGGTCTTGGAGAAGGAGCGCCTCCACGCCCAGGCGACATTGCCTAAGGCTGAATACGAAAACATATGGGAAGGCAAGTGTATGCCTGCTGTCTCAGGGGCAATTTATTACGATGAAATCGCAAAGGTTGAATCTGAGAAACGCATCCGTGACGTTCCATACGACCCAATGCTAAAGGTGCATGTTGTATTCGATCTTGGCTGGAATGACGCGATGGCGATTAGCTTGGTTCAGCGGCAAGGATCTGAGCTAAGGATCATCGAATACATTGAGGACTCACATAAGACGTTGGATCATTACTCGGCTGAACTGAAGAAGAAGAATTACAATTGGGGCACGCTTTATTTGCCGCATGATGGGCGTAATAAGGACTTCAAGACTGGAAAGAGTGCAGAAGAGATTATGCAGGCATTTGGCTGGGACGTAGCAATCACGCCGAATATGTCTATTGAGGATGGTATTCGTTTGGTCAGGATGACATTCAACCGGATCTATCTCGATAAAGATAAGTGTGATCGCCTGATTCAATGTGCTAAGCGCTATCGTCGGTCGATTAATCAGCAGACTAACGAGCCAGGCGCTCCGATGCATGATGAATGGAGCCACGGCAGCGACTGTTTACGGTACATATGCGTGAATGCCGACAATATGACGAATGAAACATGGGGAGGGACGTTGAATATCCCTAAATATAACTACGCGTAAGAAATATGGTATAAAATCGCGAGAAATTACCTGTAACAGTTTTCTAGCAATGTCGTGACGACACCCTAGACCAATATGCCAAAACCAGAACGCTTGACCGAACATGATTTGCTGGCGATGATCGATAATGAGCTTCGCCAGTCTTACGGCTATGGTGATGGCAAGCTTGAGGAAATGCGCCGCCGCAATGAATACTACTTCCTCGGCATCCCCAAAGAAGATTTGGCCCCTCCTGAGATTGACGGACGTTCTCGCGTAGTCGATACGACTGTTCGCAATACAGTATTAGGCATGGAAGCGCCCTTGCTCAAAACTTTCTACGGTTCGGACAACGTATTCGAGTTTGAGCCTACCCGTCCTGATGGCGAGCCTCAAGCCAAGCTTATCTCAGAGTACGTCAATCACATCTTCCGCAATAAGAATCCTGGTTACACGATCACTGCAACATGGATTCGTGAAGCTTTGATGCAGAAGGTGGGGATTATCAAAGTATGGTGGGATAGCTCGTATATTGAGACTACTGAGCGCTATAACGGCCAGACCGATGTGCAATTGGCTATCCTCATGGAAGATGAGGAAATCGAAGTAACTAGCCAGAAGTCATATCCTGATGAAGAAGCGGTCGATCAGAAGAATAAAGCGCTGGAGCAGATGAAGGCTCAGCTTGACCAGATTCAGGCTCAATATCAGCAGACTCAGGATCAGCAACTAGCTCAGCAAGGCATGCAACTGGAGCAGCAATACGAAGCGCTTCAGGCCCAACCTGATCCAGTCCTCTATGACGTTATTTGCAAGCGCACTAAGGAAGGTGGCCGCGTCTGCATTGAGAACGTCCCGCCTGAGGAATTCCTGATTAGCCGCCGTGCCAAGTCGATCAAGACTTCGCCATTCTGCGCGCATCGTGTTCAACGCTCCATTGGTCAACTTCGTAGTGCTGGTTATACGATCCCTGATAATCTGCCGACCGAAGATTCGGGCGCAGAAAACAGCATGGAACGTGTGGAGCGCGAGAACTACGATAACGACGAATCGTATTTCAATGAAGAAGGCAGCTATATCGATGAATCGCAGCGCCTTGTGTGGCTTATTGAAGCCTACATGCAAGTCGATTTCGATGGTGATGGTGTAGCTGAATGGCGCAAAGTCTGCAAGTCCGGTACTCATATCTTTACCAATGAGGAATGCGATGAGCCACCATTCGTGGCACTCGGCTCTATTCCATTGCCGCACTTATTCTTCGGTATGTGTCCTGCTGATCTGGCTATTGAGCCGCAGCGCGTCAATACCAGTCTGATTCGTGCGCAACTGGATAACGTCTATCTGCAAGTGAATGGGCGTTACTTTGCGGTAGAGAATCAGGTGAATCTCGATGATCTGCTGCGCTCGACTCCTGGCGGCATTGTCCGTACTAAATCCCCTGGCGCTGTAGGCCGACTCGATCAAGGTATCGGCGACACAAACTCGGCCATGCAACTGATGCAATGGTTTGAAGGCTTCACCGAAGAATCGACCGGTTGGACTCGCCAAAGCCAAGGCGGAAATGGTCTGCAACTTCAGCAAACCGCCACTGCTGCAAACATCATCACCAATAGAGCAGATTCACGCGTAGAGGCGATTTCTCGCTACATGGCTGAGACTGGATTCACTGACCTTGGAAACATGATCCTGAAGCTTGTAATGAACTATCAGAACAAGCCAGAAATGATTAAGGTCAGCGGCCAATGGGTGAACGTCGATCCGCGTGAATGGACGAACCAATTCAGCCTGCATGTGAATGTCGGTCTTGGTACCGGTAATAAGGATCAATTGGTCGCTCATTTGCTGGCTCTCTCGCAAGCTCAGGCACAAGGCTTGGCAATTGGCGTAGCGAATCCTGAGAACGTCTATAACGCCAATATCAAATTGGCTAATGCGCTCGGATTTAAGAATGGTGACGAGTTCTTTAACGACCCGAAGAACAATCCTCCTCCGCAGCAGCAGCAAGATCCTGCATTGGTTAAGGCTCAGATGGATGAGCAGGCGCATCAGCGGGAAATGGCTTACAAGGCTCAACAGGCTCAGGCTGATCGAGAGAATGCACTCCAGATTAAGCAGATCGAAGCGCAGGTTCAAATGGAAGTGGATCGCAATCGCCAGCAATTGGAAGCAGAGCAGCAGCGCTTGAAAGCCGAGAATGAGCTACGTATTGAGGTTGTTCGTGAGCAAAATCGTCAGCAGATGGCTTTGGAGCGTGAGCAGACCGCACGCGAACAACTGGCTTTGGATCGCTATAAAGCTGATCTGGAAGCACAGACGAAGATCGTAACTGCTCAAATCTCTGCGGGGCAGATTAATGATCCAAGCCTAGCTGCCGCTGAGGATGCCGCAAACATGGGGGTTAATAATGAACTTGGATGATGAATTGGAATTGAATAAGCGCATTTACGACGCTGATCAGGCTCGTTTGGTGCTTGAGAATGAGGCATTCCAAGCAGCATTCACGGATATTCAATCGGAGATTATCGAACAATGGAAACAATCACCGGCAAGAGACCATACCGGAAGAGAGCACCTGTGGAATCTGTACATGTTGAGCCAGAAGCTGGAAAACAGCCTGAAATCGACGTTGGACAAGGGCAAACTGGCGAGCCTGGATTTGGAGCGCAAGCGCACGATGCCGCAGAAGGTCAAGGAATTGATTGGCTGGAGTTGATGGCCGAAGTACATGCAGAAAAGCGCGCTGTTGTTCGCTGCTGGCATCCAGAAGCTAAGCATGATCTGGCCCAACTGAAGAACGGCGCAAACATTGAAGTAAAGGTAGGCAAAGCAGCCTATCAATTGACGACCGGCGAGATTGTTTCGCTTTAATGGACACTCCGTGAGGAATCCAAGAGGACATTATGAACATCAATAAATTCCGCAAGCGCTTTATCTTTCGCGATGCTGATGGCGAAGGTTCCATTGGTGGTGGCATCGATCAGGCGGCCAGTGCCTTTGCTTCGATCCTGAATCCTTCTGCCGAGCCTGAAGCAGCTAAACCTGCTCCAGTTCAAGCGAAAGAGCCTGAGAAGAAACAGGAAGTAGCACAAGAGACTGGCGACGAATCCGAAGAGGATATTGCCGCTCGTCTGGCTGCGGAAGAAGAGAACGTACAGGAAAGGCAGCCCGAAGAGGACACATTCACCATCCAAGTAGATGGCAAGGATGTGCAAATCAAGAAGTCGGAATTGCCGGAACTGTATAAGAGCGGCCTACGTCAAGCGGATTACACGCAAAAGACGATGGGCCTTGCTGAAGAACGTAAGGCTACTGAAGCTCAGGCGAATCAAGCCAAAGCTGAACGTGAGCATTACGCACGTGAACTGAGTAACTTCATGATCACGAATGAAAGCCTGTTGCGTGAGCAAGAGAAAGTGCTGACGCAAGAGCTTTTGAATTCTGATCCTGTCGAATACCTTTCCCAAAAACGCATCTTTGAACTAAGACAAGCGGAGATGGGCAAGGCTCAACAGGAATTGCAACGACTGCAAGCGCAATATCAGCAGGAACAGACCGCTGCAAAGAAAGCCTACGATGCGGAGCAGCTAGAGAAACTCTACGCCAAGCTCCCAGAATGGAAAGATGCAGCGAAAGTGAAAGCTGATGGAGAAAAGATCCGTGATCACATGATGGCTAATGAATTCACTCCAGATGAAATTGGCAATCTCGGTGATCATCGCGTGATTCTCATGGCGCGCAAGGCAATGCTATATGACAGCCTCATGGCACGAGCGAAAGAAGCGACTAAGAAGGTCACTGCTGCGCCCACCATGGTAGAGCGTCCCGGCGTGCCACAACAAAACACTGTTGATAATCGCACTCGCGCAATGAAAGACCTGAAGAAATCAGGGTCCATTGACGCTGCTGCGAATGTCTTTATGAATCTTCTGTAAGGAGAAATAACATGACTGCTCCAACTAATACCTTCCTGACGACTGCCGCTATCGGTAATCGTGAAGACCTGACGGATTAATTGATATAATAGTCCCATTGACGTTTATTGTTGATGGGGCAGAGAATGGCAAAGTTTGAAGTAACGAAAGAGGAATTAGAGAAGCTTTATCAAGGTTACTCTTGTGCGAAGATCGGTAAGATGTACGGCGTGAATGCTGAAACAGTCCGATTAACACTCAAGCGCCTTGGCATCCAGTTGAACAAAAATGGGGGCCGTAGGAGTTTTGATCCGCCAAGAGAAGTTCTTGAGTCCATGTATCAAGAGAAGTCTATGCGAGATATCGCAAATGACTTCGGAGTAGGCGAAACGATAGTTCATAAGCGCCTTAAAGAACATGGAATCATCTTGAAAGAGCATGGCAATCATAGGTTAAAGCCAGGACGAATTTTCAGCGAAGAGCATCTAGAAAACCTCAGGAAATCGAGGATCGAGAATGCAAAGTACGGCGCAGAGAATCCAAACTGGCGAGGTGGAATCACCGATATCAACAGACGCGCAAGGCAGAATTGGCAAGCAAGAGTATGGCGTGAAAACGCACTCAAGCAAGCTGGCAACAAATGCCAAGAATGCGGAGTTGAGAACGGTAAAACCTGTGAATGCTGCGGCGTGAAAGTGAAATTGCATGTTCATCATGTGAAGTCTTTCGCAAAGCATCCTGAGCATCGTTATGATCCGACTAATAGTGAAGTTCTCTGTCCGAAGTGTCATCACAATAGGCATCAATTGCAAACTGGGTGAATTGCTGGAAACCCCTTAGAGCCGACAAAACTACAACGTAACTGGTAACGGTAAGCGTGAATGTTTGAAAATTTGTCGGATTGGGCAATCAGCAGGCAAGCTACATATGTAGGCTAAATAAGCCGAGGGATGTAGAAGCTCCAACGACTAGACGGTGAGGAAACGATAATCCGTCCACGAGTGCCCGGCGCGAAAGCGATGATATAGTCTGGACTAGTGCGAAAGTACTAGAAGGTAGGATAAAGAGCCTACCGATAACATAATCGGCCATTTACAACATTGCACCTCTGGATACTCCATTCTTCAACATGGCAGCCAAGACCAAGGCGACTGCTACGCTGCACGAATGGCAGACTCAAGATCTGGCTACCGCTGCGAACAATGAACAGGTTGAAGGCGATGATGCTACCGCATCGGCTAGCACTCCAACTGTTCGCCTGGGTAATCGCACTCAGATTTCCTCTAAGACCGCATCTGTTTCCGGCTCTCAGGAATCCGTTGACAAGGCTGGTCGCAATTCTGAAATGGCTTATCAGATGGCGCTGCGCTCGAAAGAACTGAAGCGCGATATCGAAGTTGGCCTGACTCAGAATGCTGTCTCCGCTACTGCTCCGCGCCGTTCGCGTGGTCTGGTAGGTTGGGTTGATTCGGCAAACGTGAATGCAGGTGCTGGCTATGTCGCTCCGAACTACGTTACCAACGTGGCTCAGACCGATGGTACTCAGCGTGCATTTACCGAAGCACTGCTGAAAGACGTACTGCAAAAGGTATTTACCTCTGGCGGCAATCCCGACACGATCATGATGGGGCCACTGGCTAAACAGACGTTCTCGACCTTTACCGGCAACGCAACCCGTTTCGATAAAGCCGAGGACAAATCTGTCACTGCCGCACTGGATATTTATATTTCAGACTTTGGCCAACTGCGTGCAGTTCCTAACCGATTCCAACGTGCTCGTGATGTATTCGTTCTCCAGTCCGATATGTGGGCTGTCGCCTGGCTGCGTCCGCTGAATCAGTACGAGCTTGCTAAGACTGGCGATAGCGTCCGTCGCCAGATCATCGGCGAGTACACACTGGAGGCTCGCAATCCGAAATCTGGCGGTGCTATCGTAGATATTCTCTGAGGCAATATTAGTTAACTAAGGAGAAATTTATGGGAACTAATATTGTTCAGCGCTCCGATGGGGGTATGGCCTTCGTAGAAGACGATACCGCATCGGAAATCTTCAAAGTTGGTGGCACTGGTGCAGCCAATATGAAGATTGCAAAGGTGGCCCTGACCGCAACTGCATCCACTTCTGGTGGTGCAATTCTGTCGTGGGCTAATCCGGAGAACTCGGCAATCATTATCGATCGTCTGGAACTGGATATCACGACTAAATCTACTGGTGCTGCAAACGGTAGCTTTGGTGTGGCTGCAAACGGTACCACTTCTAGCGCCAATCTCATTGATACCTATGCACTGGGTGGCACTGAGAAAGTCGTCAATAACATTGATGACAAAGGCGCGAACGGTAAGAGTGTTCAGAAGATGACCACTAGCCAATTTGTGACGGGTACGGGGTCAGCAACTACTGCTGGTCTGGTTGGATTTGCATATATCCATTACTACCTGATCTGACCTAAGGCGGCCCTTCGGGGCTGCTTTTTTAAAAGGATTCGATATGTATCGTTCGACCAATACTAGCTCTGTGATGATTTTCGCTACAGGCGTAAATATCACGACTGGCGCAGCTTCTGCTAGTTCTGCGCTGCCAGTAGCATCTAGCGGCGAGATTGCACGCTATTACCGTATTACTGCGACTGCAAATGCTCACGTTCGCCTTGGTACTGTCGGCCTGACCGCGCTGGCAACTGATGCAATGGTGGTTCCTGGTGAATCGCTGATTCTTGAATGCCCTCGTGGCGTTACTCATGTAGCTGCTATTCAGGATTCCGCTGCTGGTACTGTGAATGTGGTACCGCTTGAGGATTGCTAATTAATTGTGGGTGCGATGAATAACATGAATAAAAACGATCCGGTATCCACAAAGATTAAGATCGATGACGGCAAAATGTTTATCGGTCGAAGCCAGGATTGCACACCGATTGCAGAATATGCGAAGGCGATGCATAATGCTGGAAATCATGGCAGTTCAGAAATGCGCCATGCTGCGAAGATACCGCTCATTATCATTGAGAAGTACATGAATGATAATGGAGTGACCTTCCAAGAGGTTATGAATGATCAATCGCACTTGCGAAAGATTGTGAATGATCCTGACAACAAAATGTTCAGGATCTGGCCCGGGAGGATCTAATGCAGAAATATTACGATAGCGTGTTGTTGGATAGTGGAATGCCTGCTGTGGGCGTTTCAGTTACTGTAACTGCATTTGGTGGTGGCGCAGTAACGATCTATTCCGATAATGGTGCTACACCTCGCGCAAATCCCCTCACGACTGATGCAAACGGCTACTTTGAATTCTATGCAGCCGATGGCCGTTATACGATTCAAATCAGCGGCGCAAGCATCACTACCCGCACGATCACTGATATCCTTCTGGAAGATCCGGCAGATGGGAATGCTGTCTTATTTAGCACTTTGACCGCTACGGGTCAAGTTTCGCTTGGTGGCCTAGCCAATGCTGAATCTCTCCGAATCTCACAAGCTCCAACCAATGCAGTCAATCGCATTCAGGCTATTGGCACAGTTACGCTTGGCGAACCCAAAGTTGGCACTGAAGGCTCGGATACTGATATCAATTATGGGCATTACACAAAAGGTGCCGGTGCTCATCGCTTCCTGACTTCTAGCGGCACGCTTGAGCAACTTCGTGTTAGCCATACCGCAACTGCCGTCAACTTCCTGAATATCACTGGAGCTATCGCTACTGCATCCCCCTCGGTGACTGCGCAAGGTTCCGATACGAATATCGGCATTACCTACGCTTCAAAAGGCTCTGCCCAACACACGTTCAACAATGGCAATGTGGCGGTGAATACTCTTGGTGCAGGGCTGCGCATTAAAGAAGGATCAAATGGGACAATGGGAGTCGCTACATTGGTTGGCGGTACTGTAACTGTCAATACTACAAACGTCACTGCCAATAGCAGGATTTTTGTATGCTGCCAAACTCCGGGCGGCACGCCTGGATTCCTTCGTATTTCTGCCCGAGTTGCAGCAACTTCATTCACTATTCTAAGCAGCAGCGGCACGGACACATCGATTGTTGCGTATCAAATTTTTGAACCGGCCTAATTATGACTATTGTCGTTCAAAGCGTAACAACTACTCGCGACTACCTATGGTTGAAAGACCAAGTAGCCGCATGGATGCACCGTAACGATCTGACAGGCGAAGTAGCCGACCTGATCTATCTGGCTGAAGTGCGTATTCGCACACGCTTAACTGAGCGCGTTCAGGACGTGACAGGAACGATTGCGACTGTCGCTGGAACTCAATATGCGACTGTGCCAACTGATTTCCTCTCGGTGAAATCTCTATCGATCCCTGGCGTAATGCCGACAATCGATTACATGGCTCCTGATGAATTCAATCAGATGTTTGAGCCAGCAGTAAGCGGCACACCACGTTGCTACACGATTATTGGAAGCAGGATTTATCTTGGCCCTACACCAGATGCGATCTATTCGATAAGCGCCATGTATCGATTTGATATTCCTTCATTGACCGATACGAATCTGACAAATACTCTGCTAAATAAGTGGCCGAATATTTATCTGTTTGGCGCATTAGTTGAAGCATGCGATTTCTCACGCAATCTCCCATTGAGGGATAGCTTTAATCAGCGTTTCATTGATGCTATTGATGGTGCAAATGTGCTTGAGTTTAATAAAAACGGGCCTATGCGCGTCCGAATTGATGGGAGGAACTGGTAATGTCATCCAGCTTCAAGCCATCCCCATGCTTTCCTAGATTTTATTCTAGATACTACGCTTGGATTTATGTCATAGGATCTAGCAATAGCGGAATGCGATCTACCATCATCTCGAATCGAAAGCACATCATTTTCAGAGAGTTTGTTGCTAAAATTTTTCAACCCTCGATTTGTTCTTCCATGCTTTGCAGCATCTTGCATGTTCTCAGATCGAGTGCCCCATTCAAGGTTTTCAAGTTTGTTGTTGATCCTTGTTCCGTCTTTATGTCTAACATCAAGATTCTTGCCTTTGTTTTCTGTAAAAGCCGACAAAACAAGACGATGGACAGAAAATTTTTTAGAAATTTTCTCCCTGCAGAGACCGACAACAAGATAACCATGGGTGGAAGTGAATGGCTTAAGCATAGCTCCAACTACGGAGCCTTTTGCTCTTCCAATTCTTCGTACATTCCCAAGATCGCTTACTTGGTAAAATCCTTCATAGCCTTCAATATCTCGCCAATTTTCCATATGATCCCAATCAAAGAATATAAAAGGAGTATAGCATGTCATTGGAAGTAGGCAACTATATTAGCGCCCTAGATTCGGTAAATCCTACTGGCTCTGACCCTAAAAGCCGTGGCGATGACCATCTGCGCCTTATTAAATCGACTTTGAAAAATAGCTTTGCTGGCATTACTGGCGCTGTCCTAGTTGGCGGCACTAATGGAGGCGTAGCGAATGCTTATACGCTTACTCCTACGCCTACCCTAGTGTCATATATAACAAATATGACGATTGTGTTTTCTCCTGTCGTTTCAAATACTGGAGCATCTACAATTGATGTATCCGGTCTTGGCGCAATTAATCTGCGGTCTGTATCTGGTGCTGCGCTGATTTCTGGGGAGTTGGCATCGGGACAAACATATAAAGCGATTTTCAATGGAACTGAATTCAGACTAGATTCGATCACTAAGAATTATGCTGATCAACTATCATTCAGCACTGCTCTACCAGCACAATCCTTAGGGTTTTTGATTTCAAATGGGTCAGCAGCAAGCTTCTCAAAGAAACATGTTGGTTATGCTCAAGATGAAGTAAGAGGGACAGATATCCCTAGTGCTAGTTCGATCAATTTGCAGACTGCAACTGGCAATCTTTTGCATGTCACAGGGACGACGACCATAACAAGTATTACTCTCGATTCTGGAGCATTGAGGGAAGTTGTATTTGATGGAATTTTAACGCTTACAAATGGAGCAAGCCTAATCCTTCCAACAGGCGCAAACATTGTAACTGCTGCTGGAGACAGTGCTACATTCCGTGGTGAGCCTTCTGGCGTAGTCCGATTGGTAAAATACCAGAGAGCCGATGGCCGCGCCCTAGCTGTTACTCCGCCAGGATCTACATTAATTGCAGGCCCGCTTACTCCATCAGCGGCAGCAAATGTAGATTTTCTAAACACATTTAGTTCTACATATGATGATTATGAAATACAAATTGACGGAATAAATAGCGCCGCCGCAGAAAACTTGAGAATTAGGTTAGCTGTTGCCGGGGTTGCAGATGCTGGTAATAATTATCAATTTTATCAAATTGATGACCCTGCATCTGGAAGTAATGGTGTTTCATTTATTGAAGTAATTGCAGGAGGTGTTGCTAATCAGCCTAGATCGGCAACAATAAGGGTCAGTAATGTAAATAGTGCGGTGGCGTTTGCAAAGTGTGTTCTGTCTTTTGGTATTTCTTCTAACAACGCTGGCATTCCTCAAGGTGGAGGAAGGTATGGAGCACATACAGCGGCAAATGTCGCTACTGGGTTCCGTCTTTTATGGAGTGGGGGCTCTAATTTCTTGGCTCAGGGAAGTATCAAAGTTTATGGAATTTCAAAGGTGTAATAATGAATAAAATTTGTTATTGGGATGAGAAAGATGGCGTTCAGAAAGAGCGTGATGCAACTCCTGAAGAACAAGAGGAAATCGACTCTCGCAAACTTTCTTCTGAGGACATCAATCGCCCTATCATCGCTCAACTTGAACGAATCGATGCAAAGAGTATTCGTGCAATCCGTGAAGGCGATCAGTCTCGCATTGCCTCATGGAATGAAGAAGCGGCGAATCTTCGTGCTCAATTGATTAAGGATTGAAGATGGCATATGTGCGTGTCCCTAATTGTGGCTCGGCAGGTGTGATTAAGGACTTGTCGAAGCATGAATTGCCGCTACCTGCATGGACTGATGCTCAAAACGTCAGGTTCCTCGATGGCTACGCACAGCAGTTCTTGGGGCATGGCTCTGCATATGGAACTCCTGCGGTAATCCCCTACCATGTTCTGCCTGTGACGGTCGGAAGCACGCGCTATTGGCTCTATGCTGGCGCACAGAAGATCTACGCTACGACAATCAGCGGCGGTGCAGCGGTTCATACGAATCTCACACGTCAGACTGCTGGTGTCGATGTGAATTACACCGGCACGCCGAATCAATGGACTAGCACGCTGCTTTCGGGCATCCCGATCTTCAATGCTGGCAATACGATTGATCCTCCGCAACGATGGGATTTGAACATCGCTAATCGCATGGTGACGCTGGATAACTGGCCCGCGAATACCTATTGCAAAGCGTTGAGGACATATCGCAATTTCTTGGTCGCGCTCAACGTGACTAAGGCAGGGAACAATTTCCCGTTCATGGTGAAATGGTCTAGTCCTGCTGATCCTGGCTCGGTTCCTTCTACTTGGGATCCTGCTGATCCGACGCAAGATGCTGGAGAGACTGACCTAGCCGAGAGCCAAGGCGCAATCATCGATGGCCTGCAACTGCGTGACTCCTTCATGATCTACAAGGAAGATAGCGTATGGCGAATGACCTATACAGGCGGTCAATTTGTTTTCGCTTTCCAGAAGGTATTGGGTATTTCTGGAGCTCTCAATAGGAACTGCATCGTAGATATTGATGGCTATCATGTTGTCCTGACTGGTTCGGATGTTATCGTACATGATGGGCA